ATTCCCCTAGAAACTTCTATTTCTAGTATTTAGCTTATCTCAAAGCGTAATAATCTTCAACTTTTGTAAACCACATATCTTGGTACTTGTTAAAGTCTTGGGGGAGTAAATCAAACTGCTGGTATATTTCTCCGCCTATTTTCATGCCATCATTACCACGGCTAACCATAAAGATGTGGCCTTCACGCATATCGGTGCCGTAGACTTCATTATGCGCTAATGTATATGCCATTAGTTGTAGATAGTAATCTTCAACCCACTCAGCTTTCTTAGGTTTGTTAGTTTGTTTAAAGTCGGCGATACACGGGCGTCCTTTGTACACACATACTAAATCTGTTGTACCGGAATATAATCCTGGGAAGTATAAACTCTGTTCCATGGCCCATACTTCATCGACATCTTTTAATCCATTTTCGATAATAACATCTGCCATTGCATTTGCTTTAATATGTACAGGATTGTTTCCTGGCTGGCGCTGTAATCCGGATAGAAAACGTTCTAAATTAGAGTGAAGACCCGTCCCTACACCGGAAGCTTCTGTAACAATCCGCTGTGCATTTTCAGCACCAACACGTTTCTTCCATTCATTTAAGTGTGTCATATCCTTGGTAGCACTAAGGATAGTGGTTACGCTAGGAAGGCTTTCGCCGTCAGGTGTTAGATAAACACGTTTACGTGTAACAGGATCATTTACCTGTTTACAGTTTTTATATTGATAGCGTTCAACGAACGCCGGTGGAGTATATTGTACAGTCATACTTTATATAGTACGCTGAAAATATTATATTGTCAAGCCTGACTAACTCAAATTACCTGCCGCTGCTCCTGCTGCAATCTTATCTACAGCATCTTGGCTTGTTTCACCTTTATTTACTGGGCTTTCTGCTCCGACTTCGCCTGCGGCTGCTGTGCCTGGAACATTTAATTCAACGCCGTTAGCATTGAAGTTTCGTACAAGACCTTGGATAGCAGGACTAGAATCATACATGCTTTTGAACGTTTCATAGTCAGCGCCTATTTCAAATCCTGAATCACCTGCAATTTTTTGCAGTGCGGGCCAATTCAATTTTGCTGGTTGTTTTTTTGATGCGGCACGGCCAATAAAGTTACGTAATACCATAACAAACTTATCCACGCCTACATCGGAATCTGCAAATTCAAAAAATCTCATCTTAATTGGCTCATTTGTTTTTGCAACTCTTGAATTTCTTGTTGCTTTTGTCTAATGCTGTCTTGTATTTGTTTCTTTTGATCTGCTAATTGCTTTACCTGTTGAGCTGCTGACTTAGCTTGCGCCTGTGGGTCTTGTGCAGGTGCCGCTGGTGCTATTCCTGGGGTTACAGGTGCAGCCGTTCCAGGAGCAGCTGGTGCTCCGAGCATAGGCAGCGGACCTAACTCTCGGAGCCTAGCAAACTCTGTTTCAGAAATAATGCTAGATAGTCTCATTAGCCAGCCAACACTTTTAACAAGCTGTTGCTACGGTTGATACTTTCACGCTGCTCACGACCTGCTGTTTCTAGGCCGCCAGCACCGGCATCGCTTGCACCGAACTCATCTTCTGGAGCGCCTTCGTCATCCATGCCCATGTCATCTGGATTCATAGAATCTGGTTCTGCAGGAGCTTCTATATCCATGCCTGGCTCAGCGCCTAACATATCAGTAGGTTGTTCTTCGCCAGTTAGCGCACGTACACCTGTGCTCAATGCTTCGCGTGTAGTCTTCAATAATTCTAACGCTTGCTGGATCGCAGGTGCTACAGCACTAATAAACTGTTTAGCTTGTTCTTGACCCATCTCATCACGGATGCTGTCACCTAGTTGTAATAGGGTGTCATTTTCCATACCGCTTAATTCTTCAATCCAACGGCTAACTCTGTCAACCATAGTTTTTGCTGTGACGATTGCACTTGCCTGCTGGATCTCACCTTCTCTTAAATTTCTCATGTTATCTCCTGTTGTTTTGTTGTTGCTTTCACGCATGTCATCATCTTCTTTGTCTAAAATTGGAGTGCTATGGTAGCGACTCTTCGGTCCACCTTTTGAAGGTTTTCTACCTGGTTCACCATTACCATCATCATAATCTGTTTTGGTATGCTTGATACCTTGATCTGTTTTTTCAACCCGACTACCACGATGAGTAGTGCCTGTTTCTTTATCGCCATCAAATACTTCGGACATGCCTTCTTCATACTTGTTGGCTTTCATGTAATCACGAACTGTATCAATGTAGTCCACAGCTTTGGTAATTTTTGCCTGCACCCATTCTGGAAGATTTTCATCTGCGTCTAAGATAGCATATAATTCTTTTGCTGCACCGTTGATTGTTCGTAGGTCATCTTTGGCCATATCACCTTCGCGATCATATTCGCCATAATTTACATCAGCTTCTGGATTTTCTGGACCATGGTCTTCCCCTACAGGATCTTCATCTTCGTCATCGTCGTGTCCAAAGCTGCCATCTTCTTGGTCTCGGTCTCCGACAATATGCTCTTCACGATCCATTAGCTCTGCAACAATAGCATCATGCATCCACTGTGCTTTTGTCAGTGTGTCATTTTCCACTGTTTCATTGAATCCCGATGTTGATCTAGCTGTGTAGATCTGTGTACGTAATTTGTTACGTGCATCTTCTAACTTTTCAGTATCAAATGATTCGAAGTTAATACTCTTGCCAAATGTTTTTGCAAGTGATTCGTTGAGTCGTTTAGCCGATCTATTATTTTTAAAAAGGTCTGTGGTTTTCATAAAGTTAAAGGTCCAGAGTAGATATTATATTTATTCAATTCTTTATTAAACTTTCTGCTCTAAGTTTAGTTGATTCTGTTCGATGCCTACTTTCTACGTATCTTGCCCATAATATGTCAGCACGATCGTATTCTTTATTGTTTAAGGACTTTTGATACTGTGTGCGTAATATTTGACTATCTACAAACCAGCGGCCGTAATCTTGATCTGCTTTGTATATATCATCTACATAGATGCTACCAGATCTTAATGCCATCACATTTGCCATCTTGATAGCAACTGAATTTAAGTGTATTTCTTTGTAAATTAGTTCGTTGTTTTTCCACAATGATTTTAATGTACCGTCGGTGACTATTAATATTTCGCCCACTAGGATACCATCAGCTGTTTTAACAGGAATAATATTTTTAGATAATTCTTTTCGAACTATCTGCGCTAGTCTCTTGGAAATTGCAGTCATAAAAAAAGGGACTCTATAAGTCCCTTGTATTTAACTGTGTAGTTTTTAACCCATCTTGATTAAGAGCGTGACTACAATTGATAATATTCCTGCAATCACTGTTCCTGCTGTGCCAATGAGCACTTTGGTTAGACTTTTTTGTCCTTCAATGATATCAACGTGTACTCTGTCTACTTTATTTTCTAATGTGGTTAGTCTATCATCTAGTTGTCCATAACGTAACGCACATAGATCCACGTGTGCTTCAAGATTGATTCGTTCAAACTGGGTTGTATTGTCGGCCATGTTAGGCTATTCTCCGTATATGTTAAGTCAGGGTGCTCGCTCCGAGCCATGTTCCTAATTTGGGTAAAACTGCCTAATGATTGTGCCTTTGATACTTTATTTATCCGAGTTGACTTCGATCGCATCTCGGACCAACGTCCTGACTTCTTTAATTTCAGCTAATACCTCTACGATACTTTCGTTGGTTGTTTTCCAATCTGCCGTTAACGTTCTTATGGCGTGTAATGCCCACCACCACCAACACACTGCTACGGTAAACATAGCACTGGCACCGGAAATCATTGCTACTTTAAATAAATGATCAGTTCCGAATGCCCATATAAAGAATAGTGTCGCTGATGATGCTACAGGTAGCACTGCCGCTGCCCACGCCCACAATCTTATTTCACGTAATTTTTTATTTAAAAATGCTTGCATACTATTATTTAAGTACTTACACTGACAAATTTAACTACTATATAATGTCAATCCAAGTATTTTGATTACCATTGCGTGTTTGAAATGCAGCTGGTACAATGTCTACAGAATTTTCAAGTTGGTCAATCACAGGTACACCGTGCAGGTCATCTTTTAGTAGACCGCAAGGATCATTGTCTTTTAAGAATACTTCTTCGCGTTCGCAATCAACTTCCCATATCCAATGTGTAGCACGACCGTCAATGTTGATGGGCACGGCGCCTGTGTATTTTTTTGGATCGCTAGCCCATTCAACGTTTGACCTAAGACCAATTGCCTGTAGTAGACTATTGAAGTTGGCCTGTTGGCCTGTTTGAATAGTAGAAGCAGATTCTTTCGCTGGTTGACTGCGAGTAATGTCTATCAATGTAATAATTTTGTATCGTGCCATAATGTGCTAATATTTATAGCCGTAAAAAAGCCCCGGAATAAATCCGAGGCCTTGACTTCCCATCTCTGAGAATTTACAAATTAAGCCTGAAGGCCTGCAAAGTCAGCAATTAATGTTGCTGTGATACCAGTTGAACCAATACCAAAGTCAGCTGCCATTGTTGCTACGCCTGTTCCTTGAATTGCAACTTGTACTGCATCAGTTTCGCCAGTTGTGAATACACCTGATTCTGTTAGTACTGAAACGCCTGCTACTGTGTGTGCATCGTTAGTACCAGATACATCGCCCTGTGCAAGGTATACTAGTGCTGCGGCAAGCTCTGCTTGAGTCATGTTTGCTTTTGCAAGATTAATGATTCTAGTACGTCCAGCAATACCATTACCTTCTTTTGCTTTTTTGTTTGCTGCTGCATCAGCTGCTGCAACTTGTGTTCCTGTATTGTCGTATATTTGTGCGACTGTTGAAATATCTGCCATTTTTATATTCTCCTAATTATGTTATTATATTGCTGGTGCAAAAACTGCAACCACTGCGAGTACAACTCCGCCAATTGTTGTTGTGTCTGGTGTACCAGTACCTTGTAAACGGAAGTATACAACGTCAGTTGTACTACTTACAAATGCTGTGCCGTCTGCTGTACCGAATGCAGCAACAGTAAATGCATCTGGACCGTTTACATCTGAACCTGTACCGTTGCCGCCTGCTAGTGTTAACTGTGCGCGGGCTGCTTTTAATTCAGCATTGGTCATGTCTGTCTTGCTTGCGCTAACAATAAGTTCGCGACCTACATCAGCTTGGCTGATGACCATTTTTTCGTAGTTTGTTGTGTTGTATGCGTTTGCTACACCTGCATTGGTGTAAGTTTGTGCTTGAATGCTTGCGTCTGCCATGATATGTTCTCCTAATCAATAAGTCCCGCTCAGGGACCGGCTATTTTAAAGTTCCCTATGAACTTTGTATAATTATTTAGTCTTTTTGAAACAAACCAGCATCAATCTGCTTTAAAAGGAGTCCAACGATCGCGTGGCACTAGTTTAACAGCATCTTTGGTACTCATGTATCCTTCACCACCTGCTTTGCCACCAGTGTGTGCAGTGATATCACCTGTGGCTTGATCAAGCTCTGCAATTACTTCGTCTTTGGCTTTCATCAGCTCGCGTACTAGGGTAAACATAGTGTCCATTACGCCGGCGTTAGCCTTGTTAATTTCAGTAATCTTAGCCTGTTTAGGTGGACTAACTTTACTGCCTTGCATCCACTGGAAAAATGTGCCTGTATCAATCTTATCAAGTGCTTTGGCTTTTGATTGATTGTTTACGAAGGTATAGATAATTGTTTTTAAGTCGCTCAGCCCAAGAACTGGTGCTAACAGACGATCAATAGCTGCTCCGCTTTGATTGACTAATTTTTCAATAACACCTAAGTTGTCTGCGTTGACCGCAGGTTGATGACTTACATACGTTTGTCCAAACACCACTAGAGCAGGAGTTGCATTTAATTGTTTAACATCAGTAAGATCATTGCCTGTCTTGTCGCCGAAGTAATCTAGTTGTTTGTGTGCTGCCACAGCAATTTTAGACTTGCCAATACGCTGTCCTATAGGACTAGTTGCACGTACTTCATAGGTAGTTTGATTAGGAGTGAACATGATCTTACCATTGCCACTTTCATAAGGCTTGCCTGGGTGAAATAGAATATCACCATAGATGTAACCGCGGAAGTCCTTAGGCGTAGCTGCTTCAAATACAGGCCACAACCCGGCCATATCACTGGCAAACTTCTCACGCCAGTCCTCACCTTTGCCGCGACTCATAATAAACTGTTTAAGTTCTTCAGGGCTAGAGCTTTTACCTTCTTCACGTCCCCAATTGTTCTTGCCCACCATGCGGAAGGTACCATCTTCATCTCGACCCCAATACACTGTAGGATTACCGTCCCACTTGATACTAACATCTCGGGCGTCTTGTGCCAGACTTTTTAATACTTCAACTGCTCGCTTTGCGCCGTTGGTTTCAGTGAACACTAGATCTTCTAAGTGATTGAACTCGCGCCCGACTTTCTTAGCAACAGGTGCTTCAGCTTCTCGTAAAAATTCATATGCTCTCATTTCTTTTTTGCCTTTCCAGCTTTCATATTTGCCAGCCAATGTGCCATGCGTTGTTTCTCGCCTGTTGAGTTCTTAGCTGTCTTGCGTAGACTGTTGACACTGGATTTGGTATTTACTCCGCTACGTTTGGCCAGACCTTTGCGTCCCGGTTTCTTACCATCAGCAAAGTTTTCACTCATGATTTCAGCTATTCGCATCAGCAGTTCCACTTACGCAATGCCAGGGCTTTACGTGTAGGATCGCCGTTGGGCTTTTTCATTGGGCCTTTATTGCCACCCATCCTAGCACAGAAACTCTTACGACGTTTAGCTGCCTTACTGCCTTTCTTTAACTTACTAGGCTTAGTAGTTACTGCTGTTTGTAGTTTGCTACCTGGATTTTCTCTACGGTATGATGCAACACCTTTGGCATTGAGGCCGCCGTTCTTGTTCTTACCAGACTTTTTGCGCCATGCTGCTGCTTCACTAACAATCTGCTGGTCAGTGTAGGAATCGTAAACATCTTCACTGAGGCCTGCTTCGTCAACGTACTGTTCAAACGCATCAAACAATGCTTCGACATCCACAGTATTATCCTCTAGGCTTTCCGGTACACAGTTGTTTACTCGTACTCCGCCTTTCAGTTTGGTCTTAGGATTGCCGATTTTTTTACCGTCCCAACATTTGGGATCTAATCGACGTTTTTCTTCTGTAAGTATTTCTGATATTCTCATGATATTCTATCTATAATTTGACGCATCCAGCTAGGGCTGTTAGGAGTGTAGTGCTCCAATGCTTCTTTCTGTGGGAGAGTAACTCCCTGTTGCCCCAATGTCTCGCGAGCTGCTGCAACCAGTTGCTCATAGTTAGGCAACTTTTTAATATAGTTTATGATAGTATCTACACTGCGAATGTCTTTGACATTGGCTGATAATCCCAACAACTGTTTTGTAATAGTAGTCCAGTCGTCGCCGTTTGGCAGTGGTTCACCGGACTCTGGATCAACTAATCCAAACTTAGGAGAATACTTCATGCCCCTAGCACGAGCAATGCTGCTCAATAATATATGACGATGCTCACCACGGTAAGCACCTTGACCGCCAATCATGCTGCCCTGTTGGAACTTTGGATTAGTGGTAAACATAAAGTCGGACTGTACAAATCCGTTGGCAGCATCACCTTTGATTGGCGTTTTAATATGCACACTGTCGCCTGACTTTTTAACACTATCTTTGCCGAATTTTGTAACCATATTGGTAAAGAACTCGTCTTTACCGACTTCATTGGCATCAACGGAAAGGTCCAAGTCGCCTGAACTGTTTAGTTCAAATGTCCCGTCGACATCTTCTTTACGTCCTGTGGTGCCTAACCATTTTACTGGCTTTTGGTCTTCTCCCTTTTCTGCTGTAAAGTCTAAGCCAGTGGCTTTTTCGATCCAATCAATAGTAGCTGGCACATCGGCTGTGGCGATACGCTGTGTTAGGGATTGTTTATTGGCATCTTTAAATACATTGCCACCTTCAAATAAATTACTCATCTGTATTTGATTCCAAATTCTTTTTAGTTTTACGTGACTCTGATATTTTGCGGATTCCGCGAGTAAACTTTGCAGTATCTTGTCCACGTATAGCATTAATGAAACGACGCGCTAACTCATCTGCTTGTTCAGCAGTATAATTTTTTTGTAGACTTTCTAACAGATTAATTGCTGAATTAATAATATTAGTGGCTCGACTTTCAATAACAGCATCCTTGTTACGGACTTCCGCTATTTCGTTTAATTCCTGCAGGATTGATCTTGTTTGTAGTTTCATAATATATTTGTCTATCTTGTATTTAACTCAATTTAAATCTTATTGTAATTTAAAAAATTGGTAAAGTCAATGCTCTAAAAATGTGCGGTTGCAATATAATTATAATCTCTTTATACTAAATACTCAGTAGAAACCATAATAGTGTTTTTACTGAGATTCATTTACACAGAGGAAATAAAATGTTTAAAAAAATGTTGGCATGCATCACAAGTGCATTTAAACAAAAAACATATCAATCGGAACTAGAAAGGTATGTAATCAGCAAACAGCCTGCAGATGTTGCAGACGTTGAAAGATATGTCAGAGAATATGACAAAAGTTTTTTTGGGAGATCATACCATGGCTACCGTTAAACGCTTTTTTATTAGATTATTAGACCGCCTAGAAGCAGCTGGAGAAGTTCGTGCCCAACGCTACTTAAGAAACGGAGGCTACTTATGAAAACTTTAGTAAACACTATTGCCAAAATGTTTTCAACTAAGGCTACTAATTTAGAGTACTTGCGTTGGGCAAAATCTGAATACAAAAAAGATTGGCAACACGCATACCATATGTTAGTACAGGGCAAACAGCCCTACACAGGAGTTTAAAATGTTTAACACAATTATAGAGTTTTTTGAAGCACTAGGTAGAGCAAGAGCAGCTGCCGCACTGGCTAGGTTGGGACATCATGAGTTGGCAAAAAAACTTATGTCTGCTGATACGCCAACGTTTAATGACCACCCATTTGAGGTTCATCCATAATGTGGCCCGTTTCTGACGAAGAATGGGAAGCATGGTTCAACCAACCCAGTAAGTAGTGCGCATCACGCAACTATTACAGAATATAAAGGAAATATTAAATGTTAGTTAATATAAGAAACTATTGGAATCTATTACCAG